AAAAGTCATCATCATTGATGAAGCAGACTATCTAACACCAGACACGCAAGCAGCCATGCGAGCTGCCATTGAAGAGTTTGCCTCAAACTGTTCTTTTATCTTTACTTGCAACTACAAGGCTCGTTTAACTCCGGCCATTCATTCACGCTGTTCCGTCATCGAATTTAAGATCAAGAATGGAAATAAGGTGAAGATGGCAGCTGGTTTTCTAAAGAGAATCCAGAATATACTTGATCGGGAAAAGATCAAGTATGATAATGGCGCCATTGTTCAGATCATTCAAAAGCATTTTCCAGATTATCGCCGTGTATTGAATGAGTTGCAGAGATATGCAGTTTGCGGTGAGATTGATTCTGGAGTGCTTGCACAAGTTGGTGATGTTAATCTAAAGGAACTTGTTGATTTCTTGAAGAAGAAAGACTTCACATCCATGCGTAAATGGGTTGCAACAAACTCTGATGCCGATCAAAATAAAATCTTTCGTCAGATCTATGATGCGTTGTATGATATCGTGCAACCACAGTCTATTCCACAGACTGTAATTGTGTTGGCCGATTATCAGTACAAGTCTGCTTTTGTTGCCGATCAAGAAATAAATATGGTTGCATGTTTGACAACCATCATGATGGAGTGTTCGTTCAAGTGAGTATTTTTTGTGATATTGTAGAGTCCGAACTAGAGATTCTATCTTGGATGTTCATGACTAGAGCTGATATCAAAAAGATCATCAATATTCCTTATGGAGTATATGCATTTACAAAGCCAATGAAGTCTTTACCAAAAGACAACATTTGGCCACACACGATTGAAGAAACTCAATATTTTGGAATGGCGGGCAAGAGTGAATCATATTTAGATTTTCATCATGATAGAAAACGTGATACTGTAAACAACGCATATTGGTCACAAAGTATATTGCATAAAAGAATATGTGCACATATAAAGAAGCTAAACACCAATATTTTGACTGAAGAAAAAATGTATAATCTTTATCATGAGTTATATGGTGTAAATGATGTAGATAAGATTACATTGTGTGTCATGCGGCCTAGAAAAACAATAAAAAATAGCGAGATTAGGGCATGGTTAAAAGCAATGGAAAGCAATATAATTTTAGCATATTCAAATAAGTTTGATCAGATTCCGATACTAAATTCAGATCATAAAGTAAATATTGGAAATAATTTGAGAAGGGAAAATTCATACTGTCAAGCTAGAAGAAAGCAGCTTGAAAACAACTTGGAAGGATTTTTTGCATAATGGATCTATTCAAGGATATTATACCCTCAATTCAAAAGACAAAAAAGGACTTGTCAAATGAGCCAGACTTTAAAAAGTCGTATAACGCATTTGTGGTCAATCGTGCGCTATCATATCATGTGGATTCTATACTCTACGCCAATGAAATGAATAGTAGGCATGGACTGGACGAAAATCTACAATATCATTTTTATCTAAATACTATAAGATCTATGAAACGCAAGTTTCAGCCGTGGGTCAAAAAAGAGAAGAATGATATTCTGGAGGCCGTAAAAGAGTACTACCAGTTTTCTAACGCAAAGGCATTAGAGGCAATGCGTCTTCTCTCCACTGATCAGGTTGATCATATAATAACTATAACAAAAAAAGGTGGAGTGAGTAATGTGGAGCGTAGAGGACATGGTGGAGGTGACGCTAAAAGAGCGTGATGACTTCCTAAAAGTCAAAGAAACACTAACTAGAATAGGCGTAGCTTCGAAGAAAGACCAAACACTTTATCAGTCTTGTCATATTCTTCACAAGCAAGGTAAATACTACATCGCACATTTTAAGGAATTATTTGCACTTGATGGTAAGCCAACAAACTTTTCAGAGGGTGATGTCGCAAGAAGAAACTCAATTGCAAATTTACTAGCAGAATGGGGTTTGATAGCAATTGTGAAGCCAGAAAAGACCACAGATCCAGTATCACCTTTAAATCAAATCAAGATATTAGCTTTCAAAGATAAAAATGATTGGCAACTTGTAGCAAAATACAATATTGGTAAGAAAAAAATTGAAACTGAATAATTGATGGAGAGTTATATTATGACAACAAAGTTGAAGTATTTTAAGTTACATCCTCAAGCATTGGCACCAGTATACTCAACAACCAATGCTGCCTGCTTCGATATTTTTTCCTGTACATTTGCCAATATGGGTTTCGATGGATATGATGATACAGGAAAAAAGTTTACTCGACTATTGACAACAGATGGTGGTATAACTGTATGTCCAAAAGAACGTATTCTTGCTCCAACAGGATTAATTTTTGACATACCTAAAGAGTACTCAATTCGTATTCATCCTCGTTCTGGATTATCTCTCAAAGAAGGTCTAACTTTGGCTAATGCTGAAGGAGTAATTGATTCCGATTACATGGAAGAAACATATGTTATGTTAACAAATATTTCAACAAAAAATATTGTTATTCCCAATCTATCAAGAATTTGTCAGGGCGAACTTGTACGAAATAATAAAGCAACATTTGAAGAGATTAAGAAAAGACCAACTCGTGATGATACAAATCGTAAAGGTGGATTTGGTTCTACAGGTTCAAAAGTACTTGACAATTCATCAGCAAATACTATATAATAGATACTCTAGCGCCATTTTGGGCTAGAGTATTTTAAACTTGCTTAAAAGGAGTTAAAAAATGACATTCGCATACGGACGCAGTCTACTTCCTTCAACTGTTGGTTTTGATAGGCTTCTATCTACGCTGGATGAAGCACTAAATATACCTGAGAAGGTACTCACCTCGTATCCACCATACAATATCGCGAAGATAAGCGAAGATAAGTATGTAATTGAACTGGCCGTTGCTGGCTTCAAGAGAGAGGATATTGATATTACTCTTGAGGACAACAAACTAACAATTCAAGGAAATGCAAATAAAGATGAGATCGCAGATAAAACTTATTATCATCGTGGTATTGCTCTTCGTAATTTTACCCGTGTATTTACTCTCGCAGATACAGTTGTAGTAAGTAATGCTGATCTTGTTGATGGACTGCTTGTGATTAAATTACAGAACATCATTCCAGAAAGTAAGAAACCAAGAAAAATTTCACTAATAAATGAAAAAGTTGTTGTGTAAAAAATAATTTCTGAATAAATAATCACACTTACTTTCAACAATCAACCAGTCACCGTGAACAGAAAGTTCACGGTGACTTTCTATCTAGAAAGGATACTTTGATGGAACAATACTGGGGTTATCACACCATGCTTGATTGTCGCGCTTGTGATATTGAATCAATTAAGAGTCATGATAATATCTATAATTTTGCTAAAAGTCTTGTGAATGCAATTGATATGAAAGCTTTTGGGGAACCCCAGATTGTTCACTTTGGCGAAGGAAATAAAGCAGGTTATACACTTGTTCAACTCATTGAAACAAGCAATATCTGTGCTCATTTCTGCAATGATTCAGGTGATGCATACATTGATGTATTCTCTTGCAAACCTTATGATCGTGATGTTGTTCGCGATGAGATTATCAAGTTCTTCAATCCTCGTCAAATTACAGTAAATTATATTGAACGACAGGCATAAAAATGAGTGGCGTATCATATATGGGTCGCCATGTCATTGCCGATCTTCATAATGTATCAACTGAAATTCTTGGCTCCATCAATTTTTGGAAAGATATTCTAATTGATGGAGCCATAAAATCCGGTGCCACAGTTCTAAGTGATCACTTTCATCATTTTGGAGATGGTTATGGTATTACCGGTGTAATTATTTTGGCCGAGAGTCATATTTCGATTCATACTTGGCCAGAGAAAAACTATGCAGCAATTGATGTATTCATGTGCGGCACTTGCGATCCTGAGGTTGCAATAGATCATATTACAAGCAAGATAAATACTTTTGTTAAGAAAGACTTGATTTATCGTAAATAATTTGATATACTTTAATTAAGTTTTGGAGATTTATCATGAGATATATTGGATACTCAGTCTCTCGCTGTGTGCGTGATATTGTAAAAAAACGCATCAATATCTACGCCATAGAAATTATTATTGGTCGCACTTCAATAGAAAATGAGCAACATGTTGCTGAAGTTGCTCGCTCATATCATAATCTACCAAAAAATGATTATCATTCTTGGTATGATTTGGATTATAATGCGTGTCATTCAGTTCTTTTAGAACTATATCGTGACGGTAAATTACATCAGCCAAAATTATTTGGTAAGTATCCTATTCGTATGGATAATCATTGGGGTGTAATTTCACCATTTCCCATGAGCGCATTTTGATGAAAGCCGTTGTTATCATACCAACAACGGGCGACAAGAAAGTCTTACAAGCAATTAAGAGCGTTGAAAATCAAACTTACGCTAATACAAGTTATCTCATCGTTGTTGATGGTGACAAGTTCAAGCATGAGTTTGATGATCTATTTGTAAATTCCAATTTTTACACGCCACCAAAAGATGTTGTGTATTTAAAGTACAATACTGGAGCTAATGGTTTTTATGGACATCGTATATATGCAGCATTTTCACATCTTGTAAACGAAGACATTATTCTTTTTCTAGATCAAGATAATTGGTTTGAATCTAATCATGTTGAGAATCTTGTTGAAACAATAAAAACACAAAATCTTGCATGGGCTCATAGTCTTCGCAATATCTATGACAAAAATGATAATTTTCTATGTGAAGATGATTGTGAAAGTCTAGGCAAATGGCCAGCATGGAATGGACTTGACAATTTTCATGTAGATACATCTTCATATGCATTTAGACGAGAGTTTCTCATACAAGTTGCATCTTTATGGCACTCTGGTTATGCGGGAGATCGTCGCTTTTTTAATATAGTTAAATCAATACCAAATGCACCATATGGAACGAGTGGCGTATATACATTGAATTATAGGCTTGATGGTAATCCAAATTCCGCATCACCAGAATTTTTTCTACATGGCAACAAGATGATGGAACAAAAATATTACGGAAAATTTCCTTGGAGAAAATTATGAGCAACATAAAAATTGAATACATGCAAAAATACGGATCAAATAAAGTTTTTGTGGAAACAGGAACATATTTGGGTGATACTGTTCAACTTGCACTAGATGCAGGATTTGATTTTGTTCATACAATTGAAGTAAACCAAGGTATGTATGATAAATGCAATTCTCGTTTTCAGAATAATGATAAAGTAAAATTGTGGCTTGGCGATTCGGTAGATATTATTCCAAAAATT